CCTCATTCAAGGTCTTCGAAGGTAAGCGCCACTGCAACATCTTGTAAATCGAATCCAGATCCAAAGGACAAACGACTCTTCCATGAAATACTGACTGAACAAAACGTCTCTTCAAAAAAGTCATCTCCTCGGGTGAAATGTAGTCATTTTCAAAACTTCCCTTGTTGGCAGGTGTAAAAGTCATTGATGTGTTCTCTTCTATAGCTTTACAGAAACTCCTAGCATTGTATGTAGGAGTATCCCTGACCGCAATCAAAACATCATCACCATAAGACACCGACAACACGTGGTCGAAGAAATTGTCCTCATGACCAGTGACGTACCAAACGTAAACCTGAATGAACAAATTACGAAGAGAATTATCCTCTGCTGTGGCATACTTTCCAGAAGGTTGTAATCCAGGTACCTCAAACATTTCTCCAATAAAATCCAAATTCGGGAACATCAAATCAGATAAAACACCAGCGGTAACTGTACACTGCATTTCATTGTAACCAAAATGACGCAACATCTCAATTATGATCGTATTCACTCCCATTCCTACCTCAAAAGGCATTGATTGATCATAACCACCAAAGTCTCCTTCGATGATATCACGGGAAAAACGACTCAACTCATGATAAATGTTTTGTCCTCTTGAAAGCATATCAACTCCCAAAGCAGCATAAAACCACTCCGAGTGCTCAACCATCATTGTGTAAAGAGGTGCTAAAAACATCCTTTGCAGTATCAAAAAAGAAAAAGGAGTCGAATAGAAAACTCTCGTCTTACCTGCCAAAGCTTTATCACGCAAGCGTGGCTCATCCTTCAACAAAGCGGTAAACGTGGGTCGACTATTCTCTCCTCTCTCATAACAATGAATCGTTCTCAATACTTCTGCAATAATATGTTCCTGCGGTTCATCATATACACCCTCTTTGGATTCTTCACGATAAATGTGCATCATCTTCTTCCCGGGAGTACCATAACCTGCCGCCTTGTTCATATCAATACGCCGTAAGTAGGCATCATCAATGGACCCATTAACGGCGCTTTCCATGGTCAAGGGTTGCAAACGAATAAACTCTCCACAATTTTTCTTCAACTGAGCACAAATCACGTCAATGACCTTATTGCAAATGTTACTGTCCAAGCTCTTCTTAATAACGCTCATCTTCCGAATTGCCAAGTTGTACGGAGACTTAAAATCTTTTCCTGAACCTGTCGGCTGCATCAAAGGAGGAATGTAAACGCTCTTACGAATGTGTCCAAACGTCTCAAAGAAGAACTCATCTAAATCTTTGCACATCGGTGTTTTGACCAATTTGGACTTTTGTCGAATCATCGGATTTCTCTTACATCCATAATAAGTTATCCCTCCTAAAACTTCATAGTTCACCGGAGACTTGCAATGAGGCAAAGTCCCTGATTCTACCTCAGCTTCAGAGAAGATATTTATCTTTGATCGTAACTGGTCCATAGCAGCCATCAACTCAGAATGAATCAAACTTACTGCATAGCAACCGTCTCCTGAAATGTCTGCTCCAGAATGAATTCCAACAATCG